TACAAAAACTATTTCTCAGACAAAGACAATTTTATTGGAGACGACAAGGAAAGAGAAACATTTGTTTTTGATTGCGTTGAAGAAATCTATAACTTAATGAAATTGCCTAAAAAGAATGAGTAACGACAACAGAAAATATTCAAAAGCCTTTTTAATAAAATCGAATAATAACCCATTCGAAATTTGGCTGACTTACATTGGACCTCAATTTAATTTAACCAATAGAGAAGTCAAATTCGGAGGGCTTCTTCTCAAATATTACAAAGAGATTGAAAAGCATTTTACCGATAAAAACGGTAATGTTACAAATCGTGAAGACATTGATACAATATTATTCTCAACAAAATATAAAAAAATAATTAAAGAAGAAGCCAATTTATCGGATAATTATTTCGATGTGTTATTGAATAAATTGAGAAACCATGATATAATCATATCTAATAATAAATTAAATCCAAAGATTGTTCCAGAATATATATCAGGGACATCAACACCGATGTTAGGTTTATTAATTTATATACAATGATATTTAAAAAAATAACTCCTCCATCTGAAGGACAAGACTTCCAAACATATAAAAAATTCGTACAGACAAGAGGGAAAACAAAATATCCTTCAATTCGATTAAATTCGGAATTTATTGAAGATTCTTACGAAAGAGAAGTTATCAGAAAAGTATGTATTGGAATCGTAAAAGCAATTATCAAAGGACATGATATTCCTATTCCATACTTAGGATGTTTGACATATCAACATAATTTAGTTGCACAAGTAAATGCTGATGGAACTGATTATCGTTCAATAGATTTTGAAAAACAGATAATTCATGAATATAATCAATCGGAGTTTGATGAAAATCCGAAATATTCAGGAAATACAATATTAAAATTTTATTTAAAACGAAAATCAAAAAATAAAACCAAAAGTTATTTATTCTATCCGCATTGTTTTATGTATAGATTAGTAATGAACGAACAGTTCGGTAAAGAATACAAAATACCGTCGCACTATGAAAAACATTTTAAATAAAGTATATAATGACGTATCTAAAGAATTAGGAGTTAGACCTTCTACGGTAGAAAGAATATTTGCAAATTATTGCAAGACAATAAAAACAAAAATTGAAGAATGCGATGGCAAAAAATACTTTTGTGTATCATTGCCATATATAGGTAAAATTAAAAATTTTGTAAAATATGAAAATAAAGGAAATCAAAGAGATTAAGCCAACATTCAACGGCGTTATTACTACTGCCGACCGAAATGAAAAGTCATCAATTATCCATGGTGTTCAGCAACTTAAAGAACTCGAAGGTCAATTGCAAACTGTACAGCGTGTTGTATCTATTGGCAATACAGTACGTAACTGTGAAGTAGGAGATGTTGTTATTGTATCATTTGATATGTATGCACAACTTAAACATTTGCCTGGGTCTCTTGCTGAAACTACGATAAAAGATAATCCTGTTGTATCTTATCAAATACCTACAATTACTATTGATGGCAAAGAATATTTACGCTTAGTTGATACAGATATTAAAGAAATTATTGAATCGTGTACATATATTGAAAACGGAGCAGAAAAAGTATATAAAAAGAAAAAAGAAAAATAATTGTTTGTTCATAGCTGATTACGTATGTCCTATGGTGTAATGGCAGCACAGCAGATTTTGGTTCTGTTAGTTGAGGTTCGAATCCTCGTAGGATAACCAATTTATAAAATGATGATGAATAGAATTGAGAAATTTGTAACGGCATTTTTCCTTTGGGTATATCTTCCATTTGCTATTGCAAATCTAATGGAAGAAAACAAGAAGAAATCTATCGCTATCTTTATAGCGTTAGTTGGACTTACTTTGTTTTGTTTTTGCCATAAAAGTCATAAAAATATTGATATTATAGATTTAACACCTGCGTTTTCTAATAACAATGTTCGTAAGCACACTTGTGAGTATATCGTTATCCATCACGCAGGTGGCGACGGAGTTATAAACGACGTGGTCAACGTACACTTCCGAGAACACCAATGGCATAGCCTTGGCTATCACTATATGGTTGACAAGGAAGGCAAAGTGTATCAATTACGTAATGACAACGAGAATTGTCCTCATTCTTTATATTACAACGACAATGCAATAGCAATACTTTTGATGGGCAATTTTAATGAAAAAGAACCAACAAAAGAGCAATGGAAATCGGCATTAGCACTTACGGTTCTCTTACAAAAGAAATACAATATTTCAACTGAAAATGTAAAAGGACACAAAGAATTGGAAGGCAATGTAACAGATTGCCCAGGTAAAATGTTTAATCTTGATAAATTTAGAAACGAATTATGAATACTATCATAAAATGGAGAACTTGGAAATATAACTATCAACAAGTTAAAGGTTACTTTTGGGCTATTCCAATTGTACTTTTTATTATTATTACCATATTTTGCGTAACTTGTAATAGCAGTAAACAAACATTCGATGAGTATTTTAATGAAGCAATAACTGAATATCAGGCTAATACAGGCGTTACTCTTTATCCATACGGTATCGAATGTCTAAAAAAGGCTTCTACAAATTGCAAGAATAAGGAAGAAGTACTTGAAATAATCTATCAAAATGAAAAATGGTTTAGAAAATGATTAAACTGTTTAAATTCGAGAACTACAAACTAACCATTTCAGAAGAAGCGTTTACAATCAAAGTGTTCGCTGATATTTGGAATCGTGACAAATCTAAAGATAAAAGTATTGCTATATCTGAACTTGGGTTTGTATATCATTTCTGCGACCCACGTTCAGATTATGCTTCAATCGTATCTGAACCTGAACGTGAACAAGCAATTATCGAAGGCGAAGGTTTAACCAAATGGAAGCCTGATACACTTGTAAAAGAAGCAATGACATACTATGAGAAGTTCAAACCAATGGCAGCACTTGTTTTAGAAGATACGAGAGTTGCAATTGATAAAGTAAGAATATTCTTACGAAATATTGATTTGAACGCTACCGATGCTAATGGGAAGCCAATATATACGCTTTCTAATGTTGTTTCTGCTATTGATAAAGTACCAACACTTATCAAGAAACTTGATGAAGCAGAAAAGGCTTTAACAAAAGATTTACAAGCAGTAACCAAAATGCGTGGCGGCGCAGAAAAGAGTTTAATGGAAGATGACTTTCTTGAATAAACAAGAAAGTCATTATGGATGGGAATAACTAAGTGGAAACGTACAATAAATATCAAACACAACTTACCGAAGAGTTGCTTGCTACCTTGCCACAAGAAGTAGTTGAGCAATTGTTTGAGTTTATCAATACAGTTCCATTTATACGCAACTGCATAAGAGAAGATAAGCCGAAAGCGAAAGACTTAAAAAGAGATAGCAAAGGACGTATCATTGTAGACGTAACTAAGCCACATATTCTTGAAAATATGGACTATTTTCGTCAGGCTGCAATATTCTATCAGAAGAATAAATGTTATACGTTTTTAAAACCAAATCCGAATCCGAACAGCGAATACGGTAAATGGATAAGACAAGAACGTGATAGATGTTGGAACGGTATGGTACGTGAATCGGATGGCGAGTGGATTACAGGTTATATGTATTTCTATTTAAATTATTCTCCTATTATACAATCAAAAATTCGTAAAGGCAGTAAAATTGCGGACCGTGTTATAGATTTCCCCGAAGTATGGGAAGGTGTTTACTATGCTTTTCATTACATTGACCAAATGCGAAACGGTGGATTATATAATGAATTCAAAGGTGGTCAACACGGTGCAGAGTTGGCTCGACGTGGTGCAAGTAAATCGTATATGCTCGGTTCGATGGCAGCGCATAATTTTATATTCGGTGAAAACAAAGAATCTAATAAAGAACATAAAACAATCATTACCACATCGAAAAAAGAATACCTTGTTAAAGACGGTACTCTTAATAAATTTATGTCAATAATTGACTATTGTGCTTCTTATACTGAATTTCCACGACGACGTTTAAAAGAATCCATTCAAGAAATGACATGGATAATGGGATATAAAGATGCAGAAACAAACATTGCACGTGGTACACAAAATACCGTAATAGGCGTTGCTGCCGATGAAGAAAGTAAACTGCGTGGTAAGCGAGGACACATTTATGTTGATGAGTTCGGCTCGTTCCCAAAGTTATCAAAACAGTATAACGTTTGGCTACCGTCAGTTCAAGAAGGTGATATTGTTTTTGGTATGATATTCCTTGTTGGAACAGCAGGTGACAAGGAATCAGATTTTCAAGGTGCTCAGGAATTAATGTACAATCCAAATGGCTACAATCTTTATGCATTACCAAACGTTTACGATAAAGAAACACAAGGTAAAAAGCGATTTGTTTATTTCTTCCCTGCATATTTAAATAGGAAGGGATGCTATGATAAAGACGGTAATTCTGACGTAATTAAGGCTATTATTGAGATTCTACTAAATCGTTACAGAGTTAAACATAATTCTTCTGACCCTGCAACAATTGCTACTACAATAGCAGAAAATCCAATAACACCTGCCGAAGCAATTATAAAAACAGGTGTAAATATTTTCCCTGTTACTGAACTTGGTAATAGATTGGCACAACTTGACAATCAACCTAATTTGTTAAATGAAATCAATGTAGGTTCGCTTGTTCAAAACGGTAATCAGATAGAATTTAAGCCTGACAATTCAGTTCCTATTCGTGATTACTATAAATATAAAAATGATGGCTCTGAAAAACTTGACGGTGCAATAGAAATTATTGTTATGCCTGAAAATGATAGGAATACAGGTAAACCATTTTCAGGTAGATACATTGCAGGACTTGACCCTTATGAAAACGATAAATCAGACGAAAGTACTTCGCTTGGTTCGATGTTCGTTTTTGATTTATTTACAGACAATATCGTAGCAGAATATACAGGTAGACCTATGTTTGCAGAAGATTATTATGAAAACGTTCGCAAACTTTGTATGTTTTATAATGCTACACTAAACTATGAAAACAATAAGAAGGGCATATTTGCTTACTTTTCAAAAATGAATTGTTTGTATTTATTATCCGATACATTGGATTATTTACGTGATAAATTACTTGTCAAATGTTCTACATTTGGTAATACAAGCAAAGGTACAAATGCTACACAAGCAGTCAACAATTATGCTCTTACTCTTATCCGAAATTGGCTATTAAAACCTGATACAGTTACCAATCAAGACTTGAATGGTAATCCTGTCGAAGTTTCGATTCCACATCTTTATACGCTAAGAAATAGGGCATTATTGAGAGAATTAATGCTATTCAATCCTAACGATGGCAACTATGACCGTGTTTCTGCACTCGGTATGTTAATGCTATTACGTGAAGATAGAATAGTAGCATACGGAGGTAATGTAAAACCTGATGATGAAATTGATAAAGATTATCTTGGGAATGACGATTTCTTTACACGTAATTATGATATAAGATTTAAAGTGAAACTCTCTTTGCAATAAGCGATACTTACAATTTTATTAAGGGATAATGAAACAATATCATTATCCCTTATTTTTGTCTAAAATTAATATTATGGAATTTATTTTAAAGCAAAATAATCCAGAAATTAGGGAGAAAATCAGACAAGCAGGAATCAATGTTTGTTCTTGCGCTGAATATAAAAATTCAGTATGGCTTGATTTTATGGGTATTAATGGTGTTCATGGTGTAGGTTACTCGGATGAAACAGAGGGTAATTTAACAGTAGAACAAGCATTAGCTAGATTTCAAGCAGATGTTAAAGATATTGTATACTGCAAAGACATAAATGAATTTATAACTAAAATAAAAAACTATGAACTTTGAAGGAGTTGAATCTACATTATTGGAATTTCTAGATAATCCATTTGAAAACATCAATGCAGAATCTTCAGATTTTACTCTTAAAATAACAGGAGAACCTCACGAAGTTACTGAAGAAGTTGATGGTGAAATGCAGACATTTAAATGTTTTCCTGTAGAAGAAATTTATAGATAAAACTTACAAAGGAGGAAATTAGTTATGGTACAAGAATTAAATAAAGCAGCACAAGAATATGTAAGTAATAATACTTCAAAGCAAACTGATATACAAGTTGCTATGTACCAAGCATTTCAAGCAGGTGCTAATTGGTATAAGAATATCATTGATAATTTTAAAGTATACTTAAAGATACCAATGACAACTGAGTATAGTGATGATTTATCATTTTTTGATGAGGAAAAAAGAACTGTTGTAGAAGGTACTGAATTTAATGAAAAAGACCATTTTGGAGATGATGTATGTTGTTGGTATGTATCTACTGTTATAGGTGCTGTTAAGGAAGAGGACAAACAATGGTTACTTAGCGAAATTTCTGAATTAGGATGTAATCCTTCGACAGAAGAAGTCATTAAAGGTTTATTTAAAGTTGATAATTATAAAAACTAGTAACTATGAAAATCATTGAACCAAACGTAACAGAAGTAACAGAATTTGAAGGAGTTGATAATTTCTATAAGGCAGTAGCACGTGCTGCAAGAATTTGTTATGCAAGTGACAAGACAACTGAAGATAAAGCATTAGTAGAAAGGCTTATTGAAAGTAAGCATTTCAGTCCGTTTGAACACGCTGTTATTTATCTCGATATTGATAAATTACAAAATGACCACTTGATTCCTGACTATTACAAACCGAAGATGATTTGTATTTTGTGTGTTACAAATAAGTATTCAATACAAAAAGGAACTCTTGGTAATAGTTATTATGCAATAAATGGTAGAATTTTGATTGAATCAATAATCAAGTATAACAACAAAAAGAATGAAAATACTTCAATAACTAAAACTATTGATGAAACGCTTCGTTTTATAAATAAATATCAAGAAAGAAGAAGTTTTTTCAGGTCCTTCATAGTAGACACTTCAATTGGTTGTACTCGTGAAATGAACCGTCATCACGATAACTTCTACATATGTGAACAGAGTACTCGTTACTGTAATTTCTCTAAAGATAAGTTCGGTGGTGAAGTTGCATTTAATAAGCCTTATTGGTATAATACAAAAAATGATGTTTATAAAGAATGGTGGAAAGGTGCTATGAAAAATGCAGAGATGCTTTATATGACAGCAATTAAAAACATACCAGAAGATTTAAGAAACTGTTCTGATAATGAATTCGGAATGGGATTTCATATTGATGAGGCTCGTGGCATTCTTCCACTTGATACTCATACAAGAGCAATTTATACAGCCACTATAGAAGAATGGGAGCATTTTATAGATTTGAGATTAAAAGGAATAACAGGCAAACCACATGGCGACATACAAATAATAGCAGATAAAATCAATAATATAATAAATAAATGATTGAAGTTGGGAAATCATATAAATTACCATACGAAAAACTTCCATTCAAAAAGAAAACGGAAAAATGGCGTAGGCAGCACTTAGACTGGGCTGCTAACGAATCATTTATTTCGTGTGATAATACAAGAACTGACGTACTTGCTATGCAAATTAATTATGATTTGTATAACGGTATTGTGCATATAGAAGATATGGAAAAGGTATTGAATCCCGAAAAGATTCAGGCTAACTTTATTCCTAATAACATCCAACACATGCCGATTATTAATAGCAAGGTGAATGTTCTTATTGGAGAGGAAGCGAACAGAGTATTTGATTGGCATGTAGTTGTAACAAATAGCAATGCCATCACAGAAATGGAGATAGAAAAAAGAGATGCTATTTTCGAACTCTTACAAAAAGAAATACAAGGACAAAGTAAAAGTGAAGAAGAATTTCAACAGAAGTTACAACAGTATAGCGATTATTTTGCACTTGAATATCAGGACCAACGAGAATTAACTGCTAACTATCTACTTAATCACTATGTAAAAGAATTACGTGTTCCTATGTTATGGAATAACGGTTTTATAGATGCTTTAACTGTTGGTAGGGAACTTTATCAAGTAGAACTTGTTAGTGGTGAACCGACAATAAAAAAACTTAATCCAAAGAAAGTTCGCATCTATCGTTCTGGTAATACATCAAAAATTGAAGAAGCAGATATTATAGTTTTAGAAGATTATTGGTCTCCTGGGCAAATTATTGATACATTCTACGATAAACTTACAGATACAGATATTAAAAAAATTGATAGAATGAATTTCGATGGTGATGATAATTCAGAAGAAAATGAATATTCAATGACACCGAGCGGACTTCAAATGTTATCTGATGTATTTGAAGAAAACAAAATCAATTTCAAAAAAGTTTTTGGAGAACAAGAATCGTTGTTACCGTATGACTTAGACGGCAATATCAGAGTTATCCGAATGTACTGGAAGTCGAAGAAAAAAATACAACGTATCAAACGATATAATCAAGAAACAGGTGAACCTGAATATCTTTTACGGTCAGAAATATATAAGGCTGATGAAGTAAATGGAGAAGAAGCAGAACCATATTGGATAAACGAAGCATGGCAAGGTACTCTTATCGGTAAAGATATTTATGTAGATATACGTCCGTGTCCTATTCAGTTTAACCGTATGAGTAATCCGAGCCGTTGTTATTTCGGAATTATCGGTACTATTTATTCTGTAAACGATGATACTCCATTTTCGCTTGTAGATATGATGAAACCGTATAGTTACTTTTACGATGCTATTCATGATAGACTTATTAAGACTATTGCACATAGTTGGGGTACTATGGTTAAGTTTGACCAAACACGTATTCCAAAAGGGTGGGACTTGGATAAGTTCTTATATTATGCCAAAAATATGGGCATAATCATAGAAGATAGTGCTAAGGAAGTAAATTACGGTAGAAACACTAATACAACTGCCGCAGGAGCATTTAATTCAAGTGCATCTGTTGTTGATGCAAGCGGACAGCAAATACAACAGTATATACAATTGCTTGAATATATCGACAATACTATGGGTAAAATGGTTGGTATTACACCTCAACGTGAAGGTCAAGTATCTAACCGTGAAACCGTAGGTGGAATCGAACACGCTACAACACAATCAAGTCATATTACTGATTGGCTTTTCAAGTTACATGATGATACAAAACGTAGAACGCTTGAAGCATTACTTGAAGTAGCAAAATATTCATTGAAGGGTAAGAGTAAGAAGTTTCAATATATACTACCAGATGGTTCAATGAAATTAATGGATATAGACGGAGATATGTATTGTGAATGTGATTATGGATTGATGATTGACAATAGCGAAGATACTCAAATGAAAAAACAACAAATCGAAACTATTGTACAAGCAGGTCTACAAAATCAACAAATTAATTTCAGTACTGCACTTAAAATGTTCTCTACTGCTTCAATGGCAGAGAAACAAAGATACATCGAAAAGAACGAACAAGAGATACAGCAGCAACAACAACAACAAGCACAGCAAGAGCAACAAATGCAACAACAGCAACAGCAAATGCAATTGCAGTTGGCTAAGCAAGAGCAAGAGTTTCAACTTAAACTTGCTAAGATTAAAGCGGATGCACAGATTGAAGTTGCGAATATTACTGCTAATGCTTCTATACAAAATATGTATACGAAAGTACAATCTACACGTGAAGTTACAGAAGATGTTCGTCAGACACTTGAAGAAAAAGCACGTGAATTTAATATTAAGACTACAAACGATATTAATAAAACTATGATAAAGGCAAACGCTCAAATAGTTAAAGATATAAACAAATAATTATGGGATGTTTTCAAAACGATAATTGGAGAAACGATTTTATCGCTTATGTCAAAGACAAAGAGGTAGAATCTGTAATGACAGATAAATATTGTAATGAGGTATTAAATAGTAATATCTTTAAATACTTCCAAGACAATAATCCTACATTGTTTCAAGATTATACTACACTTGCATATAAATCGTTATTAGCAGGATATAAAGAAAAGTTAAAAGAATCTACTGACAAGAGTATAAAGAAAACTATTCCAGAAGAAATTGAAAATATACTTGATAACGATTTGCTTCAAGCGGATATAGTAGAATTTGATACAAACAAATGGCTTAAAACTTTAAGAGACAATATAGTTGAGGAAAAAGTCGTATCAGAAGATACTTTACAAACTGAATCAATTGATAATCTTAAACTTGCTGATTTAAGCATCGATGTTGACACTCAATTGATGCAACAAAGTAGTAAGAATAAACGCAGACTAAGATGGCAAGATTGGATTAAAGATAATCCTCACGGTATTGTAGCATATCGTACAAGCCGTAAAAATGAAGAATTTGCAGACCCTAAGTATGCATTGAGAACTCGTTCAATGGGAAATCCTTTTATGGGTTGGCTTAAAGACGGTGTTCGTGGTAGAGATTCAATTTTATTTGAGAATTGGCTTAAAACAGGCGATAATAATGGCAATAAACTTGCAACAGAAGAATTGCGTCAAGCATATCTTAAACTTATTGAGGATGCAAAAAAATGGGATGCTAAGGTATTGTATTGGCAAGAAACAGAACCATCTAAATCACACGCTACGGTTATCAGTAAAATGATTAATCCGCAACGTGTAAATAAACTTTCAAAAAAAGAGCAAAAAGAACAAGAAAGGAAAATTGCCAAACAAGATTTGCTATCTACAAAAAAAGTTAAAGATGTTAAGATAACATCGAACTTTTCAGCATCTGAAATTTTTGATAACGAAATTAATGATAACATTGATGATATTATTAACAGTGATTCGGAAGTATACATCTTATATAGCAATAACGAGCAAGAGAAAAAAGACTTTGTTGAAAAAGTAGATAAGCAATCAAAAGATAAAGTTGTTTATATCAATCCTTCTTCAAGTTCAATTAAGAAAGCATTTGCACTACATAATAAAATAGCAATTGTTACAGGTAATGGAACTATTGGAAAGAACATTGATAATCTGTATAAGAACGTTAAAATAGACCAATCTGCTCCGACTGTAAATAATGGTGATTTTTTTGAGAATCACGACCTTATATTATTCAGCCATAAAATTCAACACGAATATAACAAGGTCTTCACAGTAGGTCAAGATAAGGAAGTTACGATGGCACAAGTGCTTCGCAATATACGTAATGAATATAACGAAATGACAGCAGAAGAAAAAGATACGTATAAGGGCGAGATGTACAAGTCATTGATTGATAACTTTGACCATATTAAAACTATTATCACTATAAAAGAAAAACTTGATGAAGATGAGATAGAAGACTACGAAAACACTAATACAGAAGATGCTTTATGGAGTGAATCACATTCTACTTCTAATATGCCGAAAGATGATATGCTTTTAGGTTTATTATCATCATTTGAAAACGGCAAGGAAGATGAACTTGGTACACCATTATATTATGACCCGATGATTGTTAATAACATTCTTACAAGGATGATAACAGGTTCTAAGGATAGAAATGATATGATAAAAAAAATATCAGAGAACCAACGTAAATATAAATTCTTTCCACGGTTATTGCAGGAACTTGAAAACGATAAATCTGGACGACTTAAAAGCATCTTATTTACTAAATACGCAAATCTATACTTTGCTAACTATGTAACAATAAACGGCAACCGTATTATAGATGAAGGAACTGCATTTGCTACAACGTCAATTAACTTAGGAGTTGTAAATAATCCCATTCCTACACTTTGCGTATTTAGTGAAGATTTCGACCAAAATTCAACGGAGATACTTGCAAAGATACTTACACTTAATTCAGGTTTAGAAGGAACTGATGACCAGAATAACGAACAATTAAAGCAATATTTGTTACAAGCAGGATTTGAGTTGCAAGATGATGAACACAACCTGAACGTATTGAGCAATGATGAATTACAAGAAATAAAAACAAATCTTGGACAAATATATGCTAATCGAGCAAAGTATGGATTTGATGATGTAACGGATTTTATAGATTCAAATAAAAATTTCTACAATAATATATTAAAGATATTAAACTCTATTTCAGAGCAAAAGACAGAATCTATTATCAGAACTAAAAATCAAAGTGTATTTGTTTGTGCTGATAAGAACTATATTGACAGAATGTTTGATGGTTTACGTAAGGACCAAAAGAAATTTATTATTGATGAGTTTCTAAAATACGAACTGTTTACTTCAAATGCAAGACAATCTTACGAAACAGCATCAAACGGTTGTTATAGTTCATTGATTAAGAAATTAGCATTATCTGAAAACGATGATTGGTTCAGAGTTAGCCATTTCTTTGTTTACAAAGAAAAAGATTCTAATCCGTCAAAATATTCTGAATTAACAGTTGATGAACTTGCAGAAATTAACCGTAAGATATTTTGGAAAGAAGCAGGTGTAACAGGTGTTAATAAAGAACAGTTTGTTTGGGTACACGCACCTATTTATGCTGATAAGGGTTCGTTACATTTCTACCGTGTTCCTATTGTTGATATAGAATCAATTGGTACGGTAACTTATGAAGAAGGTTATACAGAAGCGAAAGAACCTCAAATTATTACTGAAATTAAAAACCTCATCTTGCTTGAAACAAATCGTATAAGTAGAGCAAAAGATAGATGGAAACAGATTCAAAATGGTACACTTGAACCTATTGATTGTTACGACATATTAAAAGGTAAACCTGGTAATGCACATAAATATTGTTTTCAACCATTCCTGAATAATTTTAAAACACGTAAAAATGAAAAAGGAGAAGAATATAATGTATCGTTGTATGATGTATTACAGGAAGCAAAATCGAACTTAGAAAAAGAAAATATTATACACGAAGCAGCAGTTCAAATATATCGTAGGATATTGTTTGAAGATGTATTTAAACATTCTGATAAGGATTTAACAAATACTTTTAAAGCGTTAATTGATGCATTACAAGCAAAAGATTATACTCTTTATAATGAAACATTAAATGCAATCAAAGGAATAGATAAAAATATCCAAGAACAAAGAGATACATTAAAAGCAAACGGAGATGAATATGAATACGAAATAAATGACGAAGAACGTATAATTGAACGTATGCAACGTGTAATGACATCGTACATTCGTCAAGCCGATATACAGCAATTAACAATCTCTGACCCTGCGTTCTATAAAAATGAAGTAGACGTACAGAAACGATATGCTCAAGTCCAAGCAGGCTATCAAAGACCTGATACCAAATCTAAATACGGCAGAGAGTATATGCGTACTATCTACTTAAAAGATTTCAATATGTCATTGAGTGATGAGCAACTTTTAAAAATGAAAAACTTTTTACAAAGAGCAGCAGAACAAGATGGTGTAAATATTGATGTCGATGCTATTGTAAGTTCTTTTAGTAATGGTAATATTAATGTTGCAGATGCTCAGTGCTTTCGTTGTTTATCTTCTTACCGTAGCGTTAGAGATATGTTTGGTCAATGGACAGATAAAGACGAAGCATTATATCAAAAAATTCAAAACGGAGAAACTATTACAGCAGATGACTATTCACAAGTATGGCAGACATTAAAACCGTTTGTATACACTCAACAAGAAAGCGAATATAAAGATGAAAAAGGTGCAAGCCATAATCTCAAAGTAGGTTATCAATACAAAAACTCAGAAAACGTATTGTTCAATATGTATATGCTATTCGGTGATAATCGTTCAGCACTTGCTGAATTAAACCGTTTTATGGAAGAATATGATATTGATACAGTACAATTTGAATCAGCAGTAAAGGTTGGACGTGAAGGTCTTATTGACTTGAACAACATCGAACCTGACCAAATCTTTAATTACTTGGAAGAAAAAACAGGTGTTAAGACAGATGAGATTGTTCACGAAACTGATGAGATTGATGAGAACGGCGAAAAAAAGAAAGTTAAATCAAAAGGAAATTCACACGTTATTCACGAGATACCTTATTCTGAATATGGCATTAAAACAAGTACTCCGCCACATATGTACGACACCGAACAGCAACTTGGTTCGCAGTTGAAAAAACTATTACAAGGAGATATACCTGACAATGCAGAAATTTATCTTGATACAGAAGGACTTTTGTCAGGTTTTGATAATGCTGCTCAAGATGAGCAAGGTAAGATAACATTCAAGGTTAATGGTGAAGAAATCGAATTAAAAGAAAAAGAAGAAATACAACCTGATGGCACAAAGAAAACACAACGTTATCTTGATAAAGAAGGATATTTGAAACTGTTTAACGGACTTTTGTCAGATATGATACTTGATGAGTATAAAGATGTTCAAGAAATCTTTTCTGATAACGAAAGGCTGTCAAATGCACTTCAAGAGATGATGGGTACTTCGCCTAAATATGATTACGATATAAAACAAGCGTTGAAAGTAAAAGACGGCAAATGGGTTGTAGACCCGAAGAACCCTGCGATAAAAGATAAAGTCGTATTGCTTATGTCGTCTATTTTAAAGAACCGTATTAACAAACAACTTACACGTGGTGGTACGGCTATTCAGATGGCTTGTTGGCGTGGAAATATTAAACACGATGATGGTACATACGGACCATTAAAAATAGTAAGAGATGAATCTACAGGTAGGATTCTTTATATGGAAGCACTTATGCCAGCTTATTCAAAATCTTTTATTGATAGTATGATTAATCCTGATGGTATACTTGACCCACGTAAATGCAAGGATAAAAATCTACTTAATGCTTTATGTTACCGTGTACCTACAGAGGATATATATTCTATGATACCGTTAAAGATTGTTGGTTTTACTCCGATGCAATTTGGTACTAACATTATGTTGCCACAAGAAATCACTACTCTTACAGGTAGCGACTTCGATGTTGACAAAATGTATATGTACTTCCCTGATTTCAAATTAAGAGATAAATGGAATATTGACAAAGATAAAGCACGTGAGTTCTTTAACAAATCATCAGTTAAGATGATGGCTGATATTGAAATAAAACGTCAGATTGATAAAGATAATCTTGAACGTAAAAACAATGGAGAACCTGAACTTACTGATGATGAAAAGAAAAGCATATCGGATAGAATTACAGACAGTTATTTTGATGCTTATTGTGTAGAAAGAAAATTTAAAGTACAACGACCTTATTTTGTTAGATTTGATAGTAACAAAGATATTAGTGAAAATAATACAGCACAGAAACGTAACTTATTGCTTTCGTTAATGCGTGGTTGTATATCATCTCCACACAATATTACAAAAGAACAGAATCCAGGTGGCTTTGACTATCTCAAAAAACTTGCAGGTGAAGTTAATCCAGAAGTTGCTCAACCGATGAACTTGACAGAGAGCCAATATCTCAACTTCTTTAACTTGAATATGACAGGCAAACGACTGATTGGTATTTATGCAAATCATAACGTTGCTCACGCATTATGTCAAAACTCTGGCTTAGGTTTGTCTAAACCAATTAAAATTGGAAAGCACGAATACAAATCATTATCCAATGTCAAAGACACAAATAATCGTCGTATAAGCCGAAATATTGCAGAGTTCTTGGCTGCATCTGTTGATAACGCAAAAGACCCTGTATTAGCAAAATTATGGCAGAATAACTATACAGCATCTACAACTTGTTTCTTAATGCGATTAGGAGTGCCGCCTAAGACAATTGTATCTATGTACAAATATCTTAATGATACTTATCCAAAAGAGTTTAAGAAATTTATGGATAAAGGACCTGCTGCTTTCAGAAGGTTTGCAATGGACTATAACCCTGAAAAACCTATGGCAGAATCATTCACTTATGAATATAAAGGTGCTGATTTAAATAGTGCTAATTTCTTTGCAATGCTTGGTTATTATGAAAGCACAATTCAAAATCTTGAAACTCTTAACTCTTTGTTGAAGTCAGATAGTACCAACGGTGCTATGTACGATGTAACAAGCATTATAGAGAATATTCTTAAAGTAAACAGATTGAAACAAGATTCAAATCTTGAAGGAGTTGATAATCTTATTCCTGACTTTGAAAATAACAAGGATATTCTCAAAATGTCTAAACAACAGATTGTAGAAGAAATCGAAAAAAAAGTTGGCAAAGGTAATGTAAAATCATACCAAACAGCATACTATCTAACTTGGGCAAATTTCCGTCAATATTTCTCGTCTATTATTGATGATGGTATGATTGACGAATGTATCAATCTTGGTATGCAATTGCCGAAATTTAATTCCGACAACATTAATAAATTTATTAACGATTACAAGAAACAGCAATTAAGATACTTGGATTATTTCAAACCGATACTTGTAAACAATCAGGAATTATCAGAAGAAGAACAAGCCGAAATTGCCGCAAAATATGGCATAGAAAGCACTGAAAGATTGCAGACTATATCGACCAATGAAATAATGGAAAACATTAAGGAGAGCGTTCCAAAACGTTTAGAGGAATTTAAGAATAAATATCCTGACAATATGTTTATAAAAATGCTTTCTCGTTTTAGTACAAAAGACGGCGATTATCTGATGATGAAAAATATTGCGGATATGAGAGCCGAAACAGTCAACGAAGTTAAAGAAGCGTTTAATGAACTATTCTCTAATCCTTATTCAAACGAAGATGCAGTAGAGCTAATTAAGTATGCATTGTGCGTTAATGGTTTCGGATATGACCCACGTTCTTTTATCTCAATGATACCTATTAAAACGCTTTCTCAAATCGAAGGAATACAAAATATCTTCAACTATTTCGAGATTGATAATTTGGATAATTTTGAGAATGAGTTTATTGTTAAGAATGACTTGGTAGATTACTCTTTGAGATTGCCAAAAGAATTGCCTACTGTATTTAAAACACCTTCTAAATCAAAAATTATAGGTACTCGACCTTACACTTATACTGATTATAAAACAAAATTGGAAGTCCGTGTACCAGGTAGATACTTTGTAAAATTGTATGAAACAGAAGATGGTGCTTATTATACAGAATATAAGGGAGAAGTAAAGAATCCTGATTATAAAGATAAGATTTACGAAATACTTGACAATGAAGTCATTTCACTTCAAATTGGCTCATACACTTATAACCAACGTGATTATGATGTAGATGAAGAAAAACGTGAAGAAGCAATCAATAATCTTGTTGATAATGTAATCAGAGAAGCAAACGAACAAGGTATTGACCTTTCAAATATTGACAAAGAAACTGTTATGAAGGTTTTGTCAGACGACAATTCGCTTGGTAGATTCTTCAATTTAAATGCCGACCCAATGTCAGTATATGACCCGATTAGTATTCAATGGTGTTAATCTAATAACTATACAAAATGAATTGCATAAACACAGAAAATAACAAACTATATTATAACCTTGTCAATCTATGTGATAGCGAGGAACAGGCAAAAGATTTGTTTGCAAGAATAATGAATCCGACATTCTTGAATGATTATAAAATCAAGAAAGATAAAGACGGTGTTCCATCTTTTAAAGATGTTTATAAGAAAGCAAAGTTGGGACAGCATTTAAAATCTGAATTACAAATTCAATTTCTTGAAAGCAATCTTAATCCTAAGACTGTAAAAGCATCACCTGAGAATATCGATTTGTTATGTCAAGAAGTAACTTTGTTCAATTCTGATAATGAACTGAATGACTATGTTGCTGTAATTGAACGCAATGCAGATGAAATATCAAGTAAAATTGTACGTAGGAATCATCAGACTGATATACTTTCTAAACAGATACAAACAAATGCCGACTTGAATAACTTTCTGAAAAACAAATTGGCAGAAGTAGGTGTTAGTGTAGGTGCTGTAAACGAACTTGAACGTAGACGTGGTATTGCAGGTGTTACTGACTTCAATCTTGCAAAAGATGCTACAAGCGGAACAGTAGAACTTATCAGAATCGCAAAAGGTGAAAAAGGCGCAGAAGCGTTACCAGAAGAATTTTCTCACTTTGCATTAGAAGCAGTCGGCGAAAATAATCCTCTTGTAAGTCGTTTGTATAATGCTATGACAGATGAACTTGTTATTGCAGTATTAGGCGACCAACTTGATAGTTATCTTAGTGCTTATGATGGTGATTTCAACAAAGTACGTAAAGAGGTTGCAGGTAAACTGTTATCCGAATATATCAAAGCAGAATACATAGGCAATCGTTCAAGTTTGTTAGAACGTGTTTTTGATGTTATTAAAGACAAGTTTTCTCAAATTGATGAAATGGAATTACGTACTGCATTGATTGAACTTGATGCTACTCTTACTAAGGCTTCAAAAGAGATTTTATTTTCTAACTTACTCAAAGAAACAGGTCTTGCTAACTTACAATCAAATGGAGTACAATACTATCAATTAGAAGAATCAGATAATGGTGATGATGGAGATACAGGAACACCAATAAATGACTTTCTTGACGAACAGCAAGCAGAAAGCAAAGAAAGAAAGATTATAAGAGATGAAGAAGAAGGTCCAAATTTTATAGATACAGATTCTGGTGTAGATGAAGATTCAGGAACTGACGATGGTGATACAGGACTTGATATAGGAGATAACGGTACAGATATTAATGACGAGGGTGTCGGTAGCGATGAAGGCACAAATACAGATATTGACGAAGGTGCTAATACAGACTTTGAAGATGCTGACCCTGAACTTGCAGAACAACTACGTGGAGTAAATTTCGATAATGATAACGGTATTGATAATCCTGGATTTGATGCGCTTGAAGAACAAAATAAAGCGACAAAACATAACCGTATAGACCTCGAAAAACTTGAAGAAGATTTCAATGAAGATGTTAAAGCATTAGAAGATGACTTAAAACAAAAAGGAGAATTTGATAAAATCACAAAGTTGTTTTTGAATATAGAATCTTCTCTCACTAAATTGAACAAACTTAACAGAAAGAAAGGATTTATATTCTCCGACTTTGATGGTAAACGAAAAATGCAGCAATTCCTTTATATGAAGAAAAACAAGAACCTTCTTGGTAACTTGTTATACTTCATACACAACAGTATAAAGAACTTACATACTGCTTGGAATATGTACGAGAATCCAAAAGATGAAAACCGTCAGTGTGATAATCTTATCATATTCAATAACACTGTTCAATCGCTTGAATATATTTTGAATACAACTGATATTCAGAATGTAATGGACGTTATATCAATGGAGTTTACAGAAGAAAGTGATATTCGTATTCAAGGCGTTATTCAGAAGTATGTAAAAGAGTTATCTTACTATCTCAATCAAGCAAAACAATTTGTACAAAACGAAGAATTACTATTAACAAAGAGCATATTATCAGAGAAGTTTGGTGATAAGTTCGATATTCCAATGACGCTTGATGAATCACAAACACTTACTTTGGACGACGAACTATCTAATGGAAAGCAAAAAGACGTATCTTTCTTGACAAGATTTTTTAGCAGTATGGCAAACTCTCCATCTCTGATATTGAAGATGGTTGACCAAATTGTAAAAAAGTCAAATGACAAACGCAGAAATACCGTATTTGAACTTAAACGTAAAATAGTTGCACTTGGCAAACAGTTCGTTAAAGAAACAGGAAATGATTTTGAATGGTTGTATCAAAAAGATAAAGACGGTAAACGTACAGGATATTATATATCTGAAATTGACTATAATGCTTATGACAAGGCATTTGAAGAAATTGTATTAAAGAATAAAGACAAATGGTCTCCGAAAGGTAACTTCAAGAAAGATAAATACAAAAAATATATAACTAAGTTCAATGAGTATATGGAAAAACATAACAATTTCCATAATCCTCAATGGGACAGACTTTCAGAAAAACAAAAAGAGTTTGCAAGAGAGTTCCTTGATTTGAAAGAAAGCCTTGATAATCATATGTATTATGAAATGGAAACTGTATATGATACTGATTTAGCAGAAGAAATCGGTGTTAGTGAAAGAGATGTTGATGATGTATATGATGATATGGCTAAGAATGGAGATTGGATTGCAAAGAAAAAACAAGAACTCCGAGAATTTAGACGACATAAACGAGCCGCTAAGACAATAAAAATCGAAAAATCACTTATCAATAAACTTAAAAGCGCAAAGGGCATAAAAGGCGTAAAAGACGAGTTACAGCAAGCATTCAAAGAGATGTGGACAAAAACATCGTCTGATGTAGAATTGTCAGAAGGAGATAAAGCATATCAAACTGACTTCAAAGGTGAACGTGTATACGATGTTCCTAAATTGTTTACATCTATGCGTGAAGGTGAATCAGAAGAAAATATGTCCCTTGATGCTATATCTACACTTGTAGCATATTCTGATGCAGCCGAAAACAGATACGAGAAGATGCAAATTGTAAGTCTCATTGAACTTATTCAAGATGTTGTTAACAAACGCACAGTAGCAGAAACAAAGGGCAGTAAGATAATTAAACGAGCATTAGAAACAAACTTTGGCAAGTTCGCACTACCTGTTGCATTTAACGGCGATGAAAGCAATATCTCTAAAATGCTTAAAGACTATATGGAATCTCAAATCTACGGTATGTGGAATGTAGATTTAGGCACAGTCGGCGACACTAATATATCGAAAGACAAAGTTGCTAATAACTTGTTATCACAAACTGCAATAACAGGTATGGCTCTCAACGTACTTGGTGGTATTTCAAACGTTGAAACAGGTAAAGCTATGATGCGTATCGAAAGTATTTGTGGTCAATTCTTCAACGTTAAAGATGTTGCTAAGGCAGATGTAGAGTATATGAAGAATATTGGTGCTTGCATAGCACAAGCGGGTGAACTTATCAAAGAAAACAAAATGGCTGTGTTTATCGAACAGTTCAATATTCTACAAGATTACGAACAAGAAGTATTACATACAGAATTTGACACTAACAATTTTGTTCGTTGTTGCTCTGAACAAGGATTGTTTATTCTCAATAACTTAGGAGAGCATTTCTTGCAGACACGTACAGCATTGGCAGTAGCAATGTCTACAAAAGTTAAAGATAAAAGTGGTAAAGAGATACCGTTATGGGAAGCAATGGAACTACGTGATATAGATTCTGAGCATCCTGAATACGGTAAAAAACTTTTCCTGAAAGAAGGAGTTACTAAGTTAGACGGTACTGAGATTGAAGATGTTCAAGAATATTTCAATAAATATTCTCACAGAGTACAAGCAATAAATCAAAGAATGCACGGTATTTACAACTATGAAGATAGGTGTGCTGCTCAAAGATATGCAGCAGGACGATTCTTCTATCAGTTCCGTAAATATATTCCTGTATCAATTCAAAGAAGATTCGGACAAGTGCAATATAACTTTGACCTTGATTCTCCGACAGAAGGATATTACAGAACGTTTGCTAAATTCTGGAAGAAGGTATACAAAGAAACAAAAGAAAAACGTGGTGGTATAGCAACTGTTTGGAAGTCAATGAACAAATGGGAACGTCAAAACTGTGTACGTTCTATTGTAGAACTTTCTCAAACATTGTTAGTATTTGCGGCAACTATTGCACTTGAAGCAGCAATGGGAGATAAAAAGAAACAATCACCGTGGGCTGTAAAAATGATTCATTATCAAACACGAAGATTATATACAGAGCTTGCTTCATTTACACCATCGACAGGTATGTTGAATGAAGCATTAAAACTTGTTGATTCACCTGCAGCTGGATTACGAATAATGGATAAAAACATACAGTTCCTTGAAGTGCTTAAACCGTGGAATTGGATGGGAGAAAACGCTATTATAGAACAAGGAAAATGGAAAGGACATAGCAAAGGATATAAGTCAATTATGCAAGCAGTACCTGTCTATAATTCTTGGTTAAATGTATTTGACCCGTATGAGGCTACTAAATTCTATATGAAATAATTAAGTATACCTTACATTCAATATAATTCTATTGCTTTTTATAATGTCTTAGTATTTTTTTGTGTTTAAATTTTAAAACAAATTATTTTATTTATTATAATAATATGGAAGAAGTAAAAATTTTATCGGATGACGATATTTCGAGTTTGTTTGCAGACAATGCTCTATTATCTGATAATCAAGCAGAATCGAAAATTTCTGACGAAGAAGCAAGACAAATTTTTGATGAAAACAAAGAAGTTGTAGAAGAAGAACCGAAAGAAGAAAAAGTTGTAGAAGAAAATAAATCTTATATTGATATTCAGTCTATTGTTGACGAATTAAAAAATGAAGGTTATATTAACGAAGGACTTGAGTTAAAAGACAAAGAATCATTAAAGTCGTTGATTATTAATTCCATAAATTCTGGAATAGACGACGAAAATAAAAGAATTAAAGAAGCAATTAATGCAGGAATGTCTGTTAACGAAATTTCGGAGTTCAAAAATACAATCTCTTTTTTAGATAAGATTACCAATGAAAACTTAACAGATGAATCAAATGAAGGTTTTCAATTACGGCAAAAACTAATATTACAGGATTTTATAAATCAAGGTCTTGACGAAAAAGAAGCTGTTGCAAAAACGAATGAAATCTTCAAGAAAGGCGAAGATATGAATACAGCAAAAAAGGCACTTGAAAATAATAAAAATTTCTTTAATGAAGCCTTTAATAATTTAATTGAGGAAAACAAAAAGAAAGCAGCAGAAGAAGAAGAAGAAATAAACAAGCAGACAGAAGAATTAAAATCTGCAATCTTTGGTTCTGATACTTATCTTGGAGAAATAGAAATAGATGATACTATTAAAAAACAAGCATTGAAAAACTTATCAGAGCCAATCTTTAAAGATAAAGAAACAGGAGCTTTATTAACTCCATTACAACGTTATCAAAAGCAAAATAAAACAGAATTTCTGAAAAATTTAGGCTTGTTTTTCACTCTTACAGATGAGTTTAAAAACATGGATAAGTTCTTTAACAAAGCTGTTGCAAAAAGAATGAATAAGAAAATGATTGAGATGGAAGATAAGTTAAAAAATCCAGAATCTTTCGATGATACGCTTACTCCTGTTCAGTCAAAGAAAAGCAGATTGATAGACAATTTCAAATTCGCAGTTTAGAAACAACCACAAAATTTATATAACATGGCAGCAAGATTACAACCTTATCAAATGAAATCCTTTGAAGGCTGGGCTGGCACAACAGCAACAGACGACATTGCGAAGTATTGGATAGGTAACTATTTTCAACAAGACAGAGAAGGTTCGGAGAAATTCATTCACCAACTTCTCGACTACAACGTAGGTCCAGGATTGGATTCAATCTTGAGCAAATATCCCACTAAGGAGTTTGAACGGCACGTTCCTATTACTTGGAATATTGTTGGTTCTAACTACCGTAACATTCCTCTTAAAGAAGCAAGAGACTTCGATGGCAACGTAATCGACGACCAATACTCAGGTTTCGTAGGTGCTGGACAAGAACCCTTCTATCTTGTATTTGGTGAAAAATGGTTTGCAGACGGTGAAACAATCATTGGCAACCTTAATGAAATTTACCAATTCATTATCCAAGAAGACCCGATAGAAGAAGGTACTGACTTCGTTTATAAAGTAGTTTTAGGCGGTGGCAATACAAATGGTGTTCCGCCTGAGCGTTTGCTTTACGGTGAGAAATTCTCAGTATTTGCCGCTTTCGTTGAACGTGAGTTCTCTCGTAAGGTTGGCGATATCCGTTTTAGCCGTCCTTCTGGAATGTCTAACGAATGGTCAACAGTACGTATTCAGCACAAAGTAGGCGGTGACGCTGGAACATTGAAGAACAAGTACGTTGTCGCAGTTCCTGTAAAACAAGGTGAAGCAATGAAAACATTCAATATGTGGATGTCTTATGTTGAATACCAAGTTGAGCAGGAGTTTGTAGGCTACCAGAACCGTGCAATGATTTTCGGACGTTCTAACCGTTCTGCTAATGGTGAGTATCTTACCAAAGGCAAATCAGGTCGTTCGATTATTACAGGTGCAGGTTTGCTCGAACAAACATCCGTAAGTGATATTCACTACTACAACGACCCTGCAGTTGTTATTCCTATGATTATCGAATGTGTTCGTGACCATTCGTCTAATCTCCCGATTCAACAGCGCAAATGGATTCTTAACTGCGGTCTTAACGGTGCTATGCTTTTCCATCAGTGGATGAAAGACAACCTTGGCACATTCGTTCCTACTAACTTTACAGGCGATTCTCTTGGTATCGTTAAGAAAGTATCTAATGCACTTCATGACACATCGCTTTCTGTTGGTTCGCAGTACGTAGAATATCGTGGACCTAACGGTATTACTATCACAGTAAACGTAGAGCCGTTCTATGATGATTCGGTACAGAACAAAATTGATATGCCTGGTTATAACGGCAAAGCTATGTCTTATCGTTTTGACCTTATGTGGGCAGGTTCTAAAGAGCAGCCTAACATCGTTAAATGTAAGATTAAAGACGAGCCTGAACTTCGTGGTTACGAATGGGGCTTCAGAAATCCGTTTACAGGACAAATCAACAATGGCAACATGAGTTACGATGAGGATTCAGCTGTTATTCACCGTATGACAAGCTGCGGTATCATCGTTTACGACCCGACACAGTGTATTGCGTTTATTCCTGAAATTTTGCAAGGATAAATAGTTATAGTAATTATGGGCGAGCGACTGCGCTGCGGAACATTGCGACGATTTGTGTCGCCCGCCTTTTTTAATTTTTAAATTTTTAATATTATGCCTTTTCAAAAAAAACAAATTAACGAAAAAGTCGAAACAGTTGCAGGTTCAGATTTTGATATTGATAAGAAACAAGAACCGTTCAATTGTTTGACAAATGAAAAAGTTATAATTCGTTTTGTTCCTAAACAAAAGGGAATAGTAACGGACAAAGACCACATTCTTTTTGGTGGTATGACTGACAATAGCCATCGTTCATTTTGTTTACGCAAAAATCCAAATGGCTCATACGTAGAATTTTTGACAGAAGATGAGCAACGTTGTTTGGAAAAAGCAATGGGACTAAAACCTGGTGATTTAAATCCCAATAAACATGATGATAACTTTTTTGACGAACGTAACAAATATGGTATTAGCAGAGTAACGATAGGCAAGAGCGATACTATTTTTGATTTATCTAATCCTACGGACTATATTAAGTTCAAGATTTTGATGACAAACAAAGCAATTGTAGCATCATCACTTTCAGAAATGCAAGAACGTCCTTTGGAAACATATCAGTTTGTCGCTATTATGAACGATAACGAGAATGACAGAATAGCATCTAAGATTAATTACAAAAAACAATCTTGGATGGAATTTGGAAAGATTCAAGAAAGTATCGATTCTATGCGAGTTGTATTATCTGTGTTCGAGCGTAAGATAATTCCGCCTACTTCTAAGATTGGTTTCTTACAAGAGCAGGTATCAAACTACGTAGAAACAGACCCGAAAACATTCTTAAAAATCGTTCAAGACAAATACTTTAAGACGAAAGTTCTTATTTTGCGAGCAACAGATAAAGGTGTTATTGTTAAACGTGGTACATATTACTACGATAAAGAAACAAACACTCCTTTGTGCGAGAACGGAGAAGACCCGACACTTACAAACGCTTGCAAATACCTTAATACTATAAAAAATGATAACATTAAGTTCTCTATTGAACAAAAAGTAAATTCTGACAAATGACAAACGTACAAGTTAAAATAAAGCTCGATAAGGGGGCGAAAGCCCCTAAACGAGAATATCCTACAGATGCAGGTGCTGACCTTTATGCTAACGAAACAGTTTTATTGAAACACGGACATTGGGCAAATATTCATACTGGAGTGCATATTGAGATGCCAAAAGGATATTTCGGTTTGTTGCAATCGAAATCTGGACTTAATTCAAAATGCGGCATTACTTGCCGTGGAGTAATTGATGAAGGATATTCAGGAGAAATAGTTGCTACGCTGCAAAATATTGGCAGAGATAAAAAGATTAAGATTGGAGATAAAGTTACTCAAATTATTCTTATTCCTTGCTTATATGCAGATTTTGTAGAAGTTGAAAATATAGAAGAAGGAGAACGAGGCGAAAATGGGTTCGGACATACAGGAAGCAAATAGTATTGGAATAAAGCCACCTTATTATAAACGTGGTAAAACCGAAGTATGGGACTTTATTATGGAACAAAATCTTGGTTTTTTGGAAGGTAACATAATAAAATATGTTTGCCGATACAAAGGGAAAAATGGATTAGAAGATTTGATTAAAGCTAAAACCTATTTAGAAAAACTGATAGATACATACAACAATGACAGCACAAGAGTTTAGTAACGAATTTGATATTCTGTATAACAACGTATCGTCCAATGCCGCACCAGGTTTGAACGAATACGAAAAATCTGTTGTGCTGACAAAGGCTGAAATCGAATATTGTAGAAATATATTTAATCCAAAAGGAAACAAATACGGCGAAGGTTTTGACGGTAGTCCTAAAAGGCAAATTGACTTCCATAAACTTACTACCATAGCCAATCCAACAGAGATAACTACAAATTTGAATAACTATACGAAGTTTGACAAACGTGGAGTACTGTATCAATTGCCGCAAAATATCATGTATATAATTAACGAAACGGCTACAATAACTTATGATACTGACCATACTCATGAAATAAATATTACGCCAATTACATTTGATGAGTTATCTCTTTATAAATCTCGTCCTTACAAACAACCATATAAATATCAAGGATGGAGATTACTTGGAATTGATACAACTAATGGGAATACAATATCCGAGATAATTGTAAAAACAGGTGCTACAATATCTGATTATGCTATTAGGTATATAAGATTTCCGAAACCGATTATTTTGTTTGACTTATCAACAGTTACAGATTACACTGAAACATTTGGTGGACTGACGATACTTGGTGAAACGCAACAACAAACTTGCGAATTAGATGAATCAGTACATCCAGAGATTTTGCAACGTGCTGTTGAAATTGCGAAATCTACAGCAATTGGAGATATACAATCATTATTAACTATTGGAGGAAGAAGTGAATAATGAATACCGAACAATTTAGCAACGAGTGGGACATATTAGTCAATGCATATATTCCAGACGGATTAATGTTCGATGAATATGAAAAGTCATTATGGCTTACACGTTCACAGGAAATAACCGTATCGAGATTATATCAAGAATTTGAACGTAATGAAATGGCAAGGGAAATTTTAGCACCATTGATTAGAACATTCGTTGCTAATGAAGAATATGAAGGAACTGTAATTAATCCATTATATCCTGCTTCGGATAACTCTCACTTTTATCAATTACCTATTGATTTATGGTTAATTGTGTACGAGGAAGCAGTTTTAGACAGCAAGGACAAATGTTTGAAGAACAAAAGAGTTTCGGTTGCACCTACGACACATGACAAGTTAACAAAGATACTTGGTAATCCATTTAAAGGACCAAACGAAAATCGTGCATTGCGATTAAATCTTGACAACAATGTAGTAGAGATTCTGACCAAATATGATTTGAAACGCTATTTTGTAAGGTACATTAAGAAACTCAATCCTATAATTCTGACTGATTTGAGTGATACATACAATATGCAAACAGTATCATTATTCGGAGATTTAACAGGAACGAGAGGAGAAGTCAAGACACGTACCGAATGTGAGTTGCATGAAAGTATACATCATGACATATTGGAACTTGCAGTTCAAATGGCAATACAATCAAGAAGAAACAATGTAACACAACAGATACAACAGACACAAGAAAACAACCAATAATCAACATATGTTAAATTTAATACTTTAGTACAATGAGTAGAAACACAAACCAAGCAAAGAAATTATTTGTTGCCTATGCATACGGCAATACCGTTTCTGACGGAGTAGTCGCTGCGCCTGGCACAATTAAAGCAAAAGTAGGCGGAGACGGTTGTGACCTTATTTTGAAGTATGTAGACGCAAAAGGAATTCAGACACGTTCTGACCTCATCCCTGTAAAAAACATACTTTGGGTTAAAACAGCATCAGCAGAATCTCAACGTATGTACAAAAAAGTATTTACTGTTACTCTTAACAGCAATGTTAACTCGGGTAATATTGTCTCGGGTGAAGATTATATCTTGCGTGTTAAAACCGCAGGTTATTACGACAAGTCTGATATTAATGAGTACATTAAATACGGTGCTGTACATGGTTATGCAGGTCTTACTAACAGCGACTTTTACAAGAAACTTGCAATCTCTATTGCTAAGAATTTTTCTCGTGAGCCTGACAAGCCTGTTTCTGTATTTATCGGTTACTCGTCATCGAGTGAAATGGAAATTACTCCTCTTACAAAGGAAACCGACCTTTCTGATATCAGTGCTTCAAGTGTTATTATCAAAGAAGCTGAACCGTATTGGAAACGTAATTCGTTCTCATTTGAACGTTATCGCATTACTCTTAATGATTCTGTTATTAAATATTCTAATTCAGACGTTGAATGGGCAACCATTACTGAATCTACATCTGAAACAGAATACTTCGGTAACGGCAAGAAAACAGCCGATGCAGAAGATTTCTCACTTGCTATCAACGGCGATTATCCTCATGGTTACACTTATCCGCTTTCAAGCGAACCTTTGGTTGACCCCTTAAAAGAGTACAACTACTTGACAATTCACTATTGTTATGTAGGTAGCAACGAGAGCGTACAGAAATCAGAGAAAGACATCGTTGTAGTTTCTGACAAAGCAGCAGTTATCAATTCAATCGTTACAGAAATCAATAATGCAACTGGATGTTCTTATCCAACTATCACTGTTGATGATGACGACGATGATGATGACGACGATGATGATGATACTACTCCTACAAAAGTAGCAACTCCTGAGTTCAGTCCTGCTGCATGGGAAGATTCTTCATCTGACCAAGTAGTTGAAATTACATGCGCTACTGATGGTGCAACTATTTATTATACTACTGATGGTACAACTACACCGACATCAGGCAGCACTGAATACGACCCAGCAACTAAGATTACTCTTTCAGAAACAACCACAATCAAGGCAATTGCTATAAAAGCAACTATGACTGATTCTGATGTAGCTGACATAACTTATACAAAGGGTTAGTTTTTAGTAATACGTGTTTATAATGAAAACGCTCGGCAAATTAATGTCGGGCGTTTTCTTTTAATATACAAAATATAAGGAATTTATCGGTAGTATACGTTCAACCAATGGAATGTAAGTTTGTAATTCTGTTCTAACGCAGTACCATCAGTTAGCAACTTCATATAGTGCCAAGTGTTAGATAACATATCGTAATTACGTCCAGGCAATCGTGTATAATCTCTAAAACGATTTATTCTCCATATTCTGAATTTTCGTTTAAGTAATGATTGACCGTACATTTTGTAATCAATCTTTACTTTGTGGCTATCTTTTGATTCTTGATAGTCGTTCCAAAATTCGATATGGCTAAATGTATAATTATGTTGAGGAACTAATGTATTATTCGACATTGAATATGCTTCTGAACTATATTCAATATACGATAACGTCTTATTGATTATGCTGTTTTGGTTGACAATGACAGTCGTATAGAATGGTTTATAAGTTCCGAAGAACTGATTATAGTTTCCTTCACGCAAATATACTGCGTTTGTATTACCACTATTGTATTTAAATGCTATTGTATGACTGCCTATTGTTTCAATAAACGATATGTTTTCGTAACTGTATATACTTGTGAAAGACCCTAATTCGCTATTAAATGCTATGTCAAAATCACTTGTTGTGTAATGTACGTCTTTGGCATATTTATCAATATTAAACTTAGTATTGTACCAAGAATTTGGATTCCACACTTTATTTTTAATCAGCTTATTGTTTAGTGTTTCTATACCTAATTTCTCGTTCAAAGCCAAAAATTCGCCATTATATACCATTAATTTATTGTTCAAATCATCGATGAAGTACAAGTCATTATTGAATATACCTATACTCCATTTGTTCAAACAACCGTAAGTGTTGGTTATTAATTGCGAACCTGTAACTTTATCGGTAGAAGCTAATCCAAGAGATTGTACAGATTCAGTATTAATTACAACATTTTCGTTATAAAGTATCTGTGATATAGCATTATCGCTAAAACATAGTATTTTATCGTTATACGTTATAAGCTTGTTAATTTTTGTTATGGAACTGTCTATTGTAAAGAAATTTGTTGTTGGAAGATTTATAAATGAATCTTCTTTCTCATTAGACACTTTTAAATCAGAATATAAAATAGTGTTATCCAACGTATCATCTGTTACAGTATCTGCAGTAATGCCTGTGTATATGAAAAAGTTGTTCTTCTGATTGTAGACCATATTCATCTTATTAAAGAACTCATTAGACATATTCATCGGGCTTGTAGTGTTAACAAATTTATCACACCTACAAAAAGGATTGATATAAGAGCTTACTCCTTCTACTGATGCAAGATAACAAACTTGATTCGTATCATATTGTGAATATGGCTCAGAAATCAGAGATTGATAACGTCTTTCTCCTGAATTCCATACATACACATCATCGAGATTCATATTAAGTGTTAATCCTTGATTTTGTGTTAATATGTCTTTTGGCGATGCTACAATCCATCTACCTCTTTCAATATCTACGTTATTTAACGATTCATTATCAGAGATTAAAAATTTTATCTTAACATTGTTTCCATTAAGTTCTGCAATAAGATGTTTATTTGTCCTATATGTTACTGTTATTTGATTCTTCCTTGAGAAATTGTTAGATACAAGTATAGGTAATCCATCACCACTATGGTTTATAAAATCTTTGTCATGCCAACCATTTATATTACTATATGAATGTATATGTATTGATGTATCATCCCATTTATAAACTTTTGCATTAGCATTAACTGTTATATTATCATCAAGTATTTTTTGGTGTACAGTATAGTTTATTAAGAATTTATAATATTCATAATCAGCTTGTCCATCACCTCTTTGTGGATATTGAAATTCTATAGGCTGACCTACAAATGATGTAGAACGCATGAATGAACGAGCAAAATCATAAAAAATTGTTTGTTCATTGTAACTGTCAAAATATCCAGAACTCGAATCATCATTTGTTACAGTTCCAACAGTCCATGTTTTTTGGAAAAGTTTTAGATTTACTATGCCACAATAAGTTTTTGTTTCACTTCCTAAATCAGTAGTATAATTTAATGGTATAATCGAATTAGTTCCATCAAATGTATAAATTTGTTTATTTAGTGTGGTTGAATATGTACCACTGCCTGACGCACCTGCGCTCCAAACTGAATACCAACCAATTTTTTTAGTATTTAGAACGGAAACTCTGCCGTCTGAATCATTTAAACTTCCAGATGGCTGCCAAACATATATTTTAAATTTTGTTGGTTCTTCGTATAAATCATAAGAATCAAGAAAATATAAAGGTGTCAATGAAATATTTGTTTGGCTTAGGCTATCTCCTCCGAATTGTAATTGTAATGCGTTCTGATAGTTTGCAATACAATCAATCCAATAAAATTTATTCAAATCAGTATCGTATATAGCTTTACCTATTTCGTCAGAATTATTGAATAAAACACCATTGTTACTACTTAGTGTTACATCAATCTCTGGGTAATATTCTGTTGGAACACAGGAAGCATATTCAATTTTATGTGTTACACTGCTATCCAAATAGAAATTTTCATCAAATTCGACATCTGGAGAATATAAATCATAAAATGAAGTATATCCAATAGAATAACCTTTAGCATCCAAATATGGAGGATAATATGGCGTGTCTTCTGCTGGAGCAAGATTAGGTCGATTTTCAGCATCAAATCCTTCAAAAATTGCATTTTGGAGAGTATGTGAGTATGCTGCATATATATCTACACCATATTTGCCTTCTTCTATTTTGATTGTTTTCAGACCTATTCCTTGAGCAATAGAGTTACGAACTCTCTTATCATCTAACATCATTCCTCTTGCTGCTATATATCCTTGATTAATTGCAGCATTTACAAACGTAGAACTAAGTACAACGTTTTGTTTGTATGTTATTTGACTTACTCCAATAACAGGTGTCCAGTTGCCGTATTTGTCTTGTAGTTGTACACCTGCATAATATTTGTTCTTACTATAAAAATAGTTCTCATTATATGAACCTTTATCTGTTACTGTCTTGCCACCGCTAATCGAAATTAAAGATTTAAGTGCAGTGAAATTATTTGTTTTTATATTACCAAGAAACAAAGTATTATTTTTAGAACACAATGTACTTGGTATAAGTACTGAATTAACACGAGTTAAAAGTTCCTGGTAAGAGATTATATCTCCTTTATTTTCATCGACAAAATCTATATTCCTATTTTGTATAGCATAGTTAGCGTCTGCATAATAATTTTGTATTTCCGTAGGAGTTAAAATTCTCTCGCCATTAAAATCATCAATAATTGTTTGTGCTTTTATAGATGAATTTTTGATGTTAATTGATGTTACCTTCCTAACTATCATATCTCCATCAAGGGAACTGCGGTACAATGAATATATTTCTACATTTTTAAAATTAGAACTTAATTTTAGGCATTTGATATTAATTGCTACGTTTGTTTTTTTGTTTGGCTCTAAACCATGTGATAAACCATGGTTAGTCAATTTTATTACAGGTGTCATATCAATTATACCTGTTTTATGACCTTGTTCTGTAACATAGCAAAAACAATAAACAATTACACCAGAATAAAATTCAGCATTTTGTGCCTTTATTATTCTGTATAAAATTGAATCTGTGCCACTTATTTCTTTATTGTAGTCAATGTTGTTTACATTCGGTTTTAGTGTATTATTTTCTATCCAAAACGTCTTAAAATTATTTAAACCATCAGCGAGATAGAAGAAATCTTTTTCGCCATCGTGATAGTGTTCAATCTCTATAGGATAGTTTGATGAGAAGCCATAGTTCTTTCCATTTGTTAAATCGTCAGCACTAATAACATCGCTACTATTGATTTTTATATTATAAATGTGGTCCTTTGTTGATGAAGAACCGTCTTGCGTTGTAATTAATAATATCTTGTCATTAGCATATTTTTTACAACCAATAGGTCTGCCGAGCAAAGTTAAACTGAGTGCTTTAGTTCCTCTTTCATTTGTAAGATTCAATAGAGTATTATCTGAATCTACGATATTAATTCGCATATTCATATTCTCAAATGCAAACTCATTTTCAAAAGCAGATTCTGATAAATCATGCTTCATTCCATGAATCTTAAAAGATTGCACATTACCTTGTTGTTGTGCATTATTCTGTAGGTCTTGCGTTGCCATTAGCGTACATATTTTCGTTTTGGTTGTCGTCTGCGTTGTTTGACTTATCTTCAGGTACAACTAATCTTTCAGTCAGTTCTTTGACTACTGATTGCACCAATACAGGAATAAGTGCATCTTCGAGAGGAAATGAATTATCCAAAGTATCGCAATTTTCGTCACAAGAGAGTTTAGCTGCTTCGGTAATATCTTCGAATATAGCAGACATTTTAATCTTTCCAAGGTTAGAAAAAGTGGGATTCTGCGCCTTTAAAAATAAATGTTTATTTGGTGCAATACTACCATAAATGATATTCTTGAAATATTTATTTGTGCCACTATATTTCATTTGCTCGTAGCCTACAAAGTCAATGTGGCTAATTGTTGAGTACATATCAACTGTGTATAGTTTTGGTTTTGTATACGGCATTATGCTCGGTATTGGCTTAGTAGACGTAAGATATAGTCCACTGTCACAGCGGGCGTTATTATTGCCATAAACCTTCATTAATTCTATACATATCTCCTGTTGATTGCTATCAGGAATTTTCTTTTTTAGGTTGCCGTTAACACCACCGTATTTTTGTGTAAAAAGTAGTGAACGATAACGTTGCATTAGCCATAATATATGTTCATGTGTGTAATACGAATCATCAGTATCGTATTTACACTCATCTTGAATCATATATAGAATTTCTCTGAATGTACTCATTCTTGCATATTTTTAATCAGTTTTTCAAGATATACTTGTGCCTTTTTTAAATCTTCTAAGCCGTTTTTGTCCTTGTACGGCATACATATTTAATTACATTTCCTGCAAAAAAATCTAAGTTTTGGTCTTTAATAAAATCCCAAACTTCAATTTTGCCTTTTTGATAATATTTTGGTTTTGTGTTATCCATATTTAAAAAGGATTAATCTTTGATTTAATTAATAATGATAATATTGCCTTATTTAATATGCTGTATACCACCTGTAGTGGGGGTTTCTAAAATGGTAACCCCTTTACAATGGTCTATAACAGCCTTAGCAGGGTTTGCATATTCTAACGCTTTTGCTACATCTGCCAAACAAAACATTGGCTCTCCATTCAATTCGGTTACTCTAACTTCTCCGAATGTTTCATTTTTAAAAATTCTTATATTATTTCCCATATTGTAATTATTGTTATAAGATGTACAAAAATACTATATATTACCGTTGATTTTTAATACCTTACAAAATGTGTAAGTAATAAAAATGCCGTCGATAAAAACTACCGACGGCTGAGGAATAATAATATAAAAATTTCAAAAACAGATACAAATATAAAATTATGGTAATTTATAACCAACAATTATCCTTACTATTTTTGTAATAAAAAAAGCCGTCAGGTGAAGTACCTAACGGCAAAAAATAAACACTCTATGGAAATTATCTACATCTTCTACGACCACCCCAAGCATAACCTTCGGGTGCTACCATTTCAGGCTGAATACCTTCGTTTTGAGGTTGCGGCATACCACCACCTTGTTTTTGCGCTTCTTGGTCTTGGAAAAGAATTTGGGAGATTTCTTGGTATTCTTGTTCGCCAATTTGTCCTTGCTCATACAATGCTTCAATTTGCTGCATTGCCTGTGCGTGTGATGTACCTTCGGGTAATCCAAGTTGTTGACAAAGTTCGGGCGATATTGCTGTGCGGTCACTAAATACGTTGTTTCCAACAGAAACTTCGCCTTGTTCTACCATATTTTGGCTTCCGTCTGTGTTCATTCCGTATGGCACACCGCCTTGCGGATTCATTTCGTGGCTTCCACCTGCGCCTACCATATTGTAGTCAGGCTGTTCACCCATAGGAATAGCACCCATATCACCGCCGCTTGCGAAAAGACGAGTAGTAGGACCACCGTATGCATGGTTTTCCTTTATTTGTTTATATTGGTCGTTGGCATTTAAATTTTTTAAATTGTTATAATACTCTATTTTTTCTCCTGTTCCAAGATTTACAGGATTAGATTCAGAACCTTCATAAAAATTTCCATAACTATAACCGTTGTCTATTCTATTTTTTTCATTTTGGTTAATAATAAATCTTCTACCTTTTTTTGCAGGAATTACGATTTCTTCACCATTATAAATTTCTCTTTTTTCAGGTTCAATTTCATATTCTTCTGTATTTTCTATTCCATTTCCTCTAAGTGTAACAATAGGCTCAAATCCTTTACTTTTTGCATTAAAATCAGGTACAAATCCTGCCCCATCTTTACCAATATAAAACCTATAATACATATCATCACCTGTTATTGGATGTTTATATTCAATATATGAACCATTACCACGTTTTGTAGAAAGAAATTCTTTTACTTTATTTTGAAATTCAGGTGAATTATATACATTTTTAAACATTAGACTACGATTACTAATAATATCATCAATATTATTATATTTATCTGCCCAACGTAAATTCATAAGTTCAGGACTATCTTCAAATCCAGCAAATTTACCTTCACTATTATATACATCGTATAAATCTTCGTCTTTTACATATTTTGGTACTGAATCTAATAAATCTTGAATATGCATTGCTTGAGTTAATGTCAATTTATTCTTATCATTTGGATTTACATAGTTTTGCATATTCTGAATAAATTGCTTTGCAAAATCTTCGTCTTTTTCATCCCCTGAACGCCATGAAGTTGGTCCTCTTAATGATTTTTTATTCATACGATTGGAATTCCAATCAACAAATTGTTTAAGTTCTTTTTTAGTTGGTCCTCCATTATCAAAATATTTTATACCACCTTCTGCGTAATATTTTTTTCCATTTACTACTACATAGTCATTTGTATTTATATTCATTTTTTTAATTTTTTAGAAGTTAATAACTTCACAAATAAAGAAATAAACTAAATACAAAAACAAACACTTACATTATATGTAAGAATTAGTTATTAAGAAAAAAAGCCGTCAAGGGAAGTTACCCAAGACGGCTTAAATATTAATTGTTTAAGGCTTGTTGTATTATCGTAGTATAATATATATGTTTTTCCATTAATAAATCTACAATTTTATTCTCATAATCTATTTCTAAACGATTCAAATCATATCCAAATAACCCTATACCATAATAAGGATATTCGCTATTCATATATGGCATAAAAAATAATCCAATAATATTAAACCTTTTATCATGTTCATATTGATTAGGAATTTCATTGCCTAAGTAATATTCATTTTTTTCTAAATTCCTTTTGCAATAAATTCTACCTTTTTTTAATATCTTATATGTTGTATTATATTTTCCTGTTGACGCTAAACATATATGACCAATAACCGAATTTTCTTTATTTAGACAAATAACTCTAAATGGTTCAATATTTGGTTCAATCTCAATATGGTCAATAATTTTATTTTCATTTATTTTATTATATTTATCAACAAAAATATTTAATTCTATTATTTGTTCTTTGGTTATTGATTCTGGATGAATGTTTTTGATTTCAATCATTGGAGTGCAAATATCTTCATAATATTTTTGTGTTTGATTATTTGTATTTTGTCCGTTTGCTCCGATACACCATATCGTTGCGAGCAAGATAAATAATAGTTTCTTCATAGCTGTAATGTTTTAATTGTTAGTAATTCGTGTTTATTGTAATAATGCTTCAAGTTTTTTCTTATGTTCTTCAGTCTGTGGAGTGCCTGAGAAGTTATAAAAATTGAATATGATTATTTTTTCCTCGTCAGAAATCGGTTCATTATCATAAGAGTAATATACATCAGCAAGAATATAATTTACTCGACTACGGAAAAAGTAGTAAGCATCCTTATCAAAATCTTTGAAGTATACTTGTTTCCCATTAAGATTTATAGGGAACTCATTGTGTATAAATTTATAAATTGTTAATAATCGTTGCTTTCCGTCAATGATAAACATTACTGCATTTTTACGGTTTAAATCGCTATTGTGCAATATAGCAACAACCTTTTCAACTTGTTTTTCAAAAAGTAGAGATAATATTAATTCTTGTTGTTGGTAATATTCCCAAACATACGGTCTTTGCAAATTTATTCCAAACTTTGTCAAATAAACATCGAAATCGTATTTATAATGACAATTTATGTCGAAATCTTCAAGTGTATCAAACAAGAAAGCATCAAGTAATATTCCCTTGTTATATCTGTGACGTTTAAACACAGAACAAATATTATTTGCGTTCTTTATGTCATTTAGTGTAACCATATTATTCTCGGTTTATTTTTGATTGGTAGATAAAAGCATAGTATTCGAGTGTTTCAACCACTTCTTCGTAATCGATGTCCTTAAATTCTTCTAACAGACTATCGAGTTTTTTTCAAGTTCTTCTTTGCGTGTCATATACTACTTAGTTAATTTGTTATTCCTATAAAAACGCACCTCTCCGCAGAAAGTTGCGAAAAGGTGCTAAAATAGGAGATTTATTTTTATTCGATACGTTGAATTATTGCCCACAACTCATCCATTGAGAGGTCATCTAATGGGCAAGTATCAGGATTTGTATCTTGTGGTGTAGTACCTAAGCCATAACGGTATACTACTTTCACTATACCGTCATTGTCGATAAAAACGTTTGCAAAATAATAAGTAATTACAATGCCATCAATATCGTTCCATACTTTGTACGGTAATTCTTCCAATTGACAGCATTGGTCTTTTTTGTCCTCCAAATAACATTTGATGTCAGATATTATTCGGTCTTTGCAAGATTGGAATATAATATTTAGTCCTGCGTGCATATCTAAAAAGGTAAATCTGAATCGTTAACTTGTTGCTGCTGTACAGGTTGAGGTTGCTGAACAGGTTGAGCAGTTTGAACATAAGACTGTGGCTGCTGTGGTTGTTGTGGCTGTGATTGGCTCTGCTTATGGTCGCTTATTGCATATCCTTTGATATTCGTAAACCACGTTCCATTTTTGGATTCTTTCGATTCAATTTTACACTTGAAGGTAATAATGTCTCCGATTTGAGCATTACCCATATTAATCTTGTCGGGATTGATTTCGATTTGTACTTTGTTAACTTTGTCCCAATCGTATGTGTCAAGTAAGATTTTCTGACTTTTGATAATTTGATTGTTCCAATTACGTTCTGTAGGTTTTTCTACTAATACTAATTTACCTGTGATTTCTACTAACATTTTTTTTGATATTTAAAATTTTACAAATATAATAATTTTATGATTCGACTTTAATAGAGTTTATAAATTTTCTTTCTTCTTTAATTAATTCATTTAGTTTTTTGTACGATTCATCGATTGTTTTATACCAAGTTGGACACCAATGAGGTATTGTAATTCGCATACCATATTCTTTTATGCATTTGAGTATTCTTTGTCTTATCTGAGTAAGTTCTTTGTGCATTTCAAGTCTTTGCCTATCTTCATCAAATGCTATGTATACATTGTCGAAATTTACATAAAATCCTTCATGATAGCCATCTTTAACTGTGATTTCGTAATACTTCCAATCATTTTTATCTTTATCTAATAAAGAATCTACTGCATCAAAATCTTCGTTTATTGAATCGTAAAAATTATCACGTAATATTTCTTTTGCAACTTCACGGCTAACGTTATTTATCGCTATTGTTTCAAGAATATCGTTTTCATCAGGTTCTTCGTAATCTGTAAAGTAATATCCCAAAGTACAAATTCTTGGCGATGTACAATAATTTATTGCTCCCATTATTTCTTAAATAATTTGTTTTTATACATAAGTTT